TACATCACATACTGACCCAACAAACGATGCATTCCAATGTAGTGGAACTGGGCAAGTAACAAGAAAAAATGGTGTACATATAAATTCTGATTTAATCAACGAATATCAATATACAGTGAGAATTAGAGATTCATATAATACAGCATCTAACGAAGCAGTAATTACAATTCCAATTACAGATGATACTGCACCAACAGTATCTGATAACTGGACTACTCCATATGTTATCGAATCAGCGGTAAGTGGTGCTAGTGTTTATGTTAGTTCAAATGGTAGAAGTGGTACAATAGCAGCATTTTCAGCAAATCAATCAGTAACTTGGACTTTAAATAGTGGTAGTGGAGTATTTGATATAAATTCTTCAAATGGTAGATTATCCATAAAAACTAATTTAAGTGGTTCTACAACATCAAGTGGAGATTTACTAAGTGGAAGTTCAATAGCAACCAATACATTCGGTACAACTACGGAAACACCATTTACTACAAGTGTAGCAGCTAACCAAGCACCATCTATATCATTTACAAACCAATCAGCTAAGTTCGAAACAGAGTTAGCATTGAGTGGTGTAACTATGGTAAGTATGAGTGTAAGTGATGATGAATCGGATACTCCATTTAGTGCATCACTAAGTGGTTCAGATTTACAATTAGTTTATTCAAACGCTAATTCATCATCAATTGGATTGCATTTAACACAAAATGCAACTGCTAGAGAATATTTTTATAGTGTAACAATTACAGACCAATTTGGTAAATCACAAACTTATAGTGATAGAAGTTTCACTGTAGCAACATCAGCTGATTATGGTAAAACTTATGTATATCGTTCAGATTATGGTTCTGATAGTGGATTAAGTTCAAATTACTCAGCAGTGATGGGAATTAGTTCAACAGATTCATCAACACCACCTGAAGTAACTGGATTCTCCGCAAATGATACTTCACCAATGAGATTGATAAGTTCATCTTTAGGAGATGCATCATTAAGTTTAGCAGGTGGAGGAACAGCTACGAGAGTAGCAATACTAAGTGGTTCAAACTTAGATACAATATTAAGTGCTAGTTCATTCTCAATGGGTGGAGCAGCAAATCAATACATAGTAATAGCACCATCAGGTTCAGATATGATTGGAGTACCAACATCGATGACTGATTCATTCGGTGGAAGTACCGCTGGACAATATGTTATGGCTATAAATGCAGATGGAGGTAGTTGGGGAGCAGAAAGTTCGATAGTACATTTATTAGATACATCGGGCTCGGTTAACGGATATGATAAACACTTTGTAATAGGTAGGAAAGGACACAACGCAGCAAATACAGTATTAATGAGAATAATTGCAAGTTCAGGTTCTTTACCATCGTAATATATATAAAAAAGGAAAAAGAATATGCCATCGTTTAGTTCAAGAGTACAATTAACAGATTTAGCAACTGGTTCAAACGTCGTATTAGCAGATGTTGAAAGAATCAAAGGTGCTTTTAAAACCTATGTATCTGCATCTGTAATGAACGCAACATCCGTTAATTATTTTTCGGATAAACAAATACTTTGGGTAGAGGATAGTGGTTCTTTATTTCAAGCAACTGTTACACCTGCAAATTATATTGATACCTTCGCAGATACTGTAGCATTTAAACCATTTAGTTATATAACTGGTTCATTTGTATCGGCATCTTATAATAGTTCAACGGCACATCTAACTTTCTTTGGACAAGAACTTAGTGGTTCAGACCAAATATCAATGTCTGTTGATTTATCAGAATTGACGGGTTCTGGTGGTGGAGGTGGTGGTAGTGGTGATATTACAGCAGTATTTGCAGGAGATGGTTTAACTGGTGGAGCTTCAAGTGGTAACGCTACTTTAGAAGTGGATGCAGGAAAGGGAATTTCTTTAGTAGGAGGAGTTACAGTAGATACAGGTTCAGCACATTTTACGGCTGGTGTACAAAAAACAAATTTAGATGGTGGTGAAGTTTAATCATCATATATTTATAAAAGAATAATCCTATATAGGATTTAATCGGGGTATATACTCTAATAAATTGGTTATATTATTTTTAATTAACAAAACGAGAAAACAAAAGAAAAATTATGGCTCAAACTATTAAACATAGAAGAGGTAAACTCGAGAGTATTAAAGACATAACCCCGATTAATGGTGAGTTAATCATCGCTTCGGGTTCTGACTTATCGGTACACCAAGAGGGTTTACTGTTTGTCGGAGTTGAAGGAAACGTATTAACTCCCTCGAACAAAATATTAACAGGTTCGGCAACCTTAGACGTAACAACGAGTGATTTTGACCACTCAGTCGATGGTATTCCGTACTACGAAACCGATGCAAAAAAATTAACAATTTTAGGGCACGGAGGTAACACAGATGTAGAATTAGCACATGGACAGATTGATTTCAAAGGTTCAGGTATTGTATCTTCATCTTCACAGGTATCAGCATTAGCAGGTATCAATGATTCAACTTTAACTATTACCGCTGGTGATGGTTTAAAAACTGGTGGTACATTTACTACTAACCAAAGTGGAGATTCTTCAGTAACATTAGATATTGATGTAGATGCTATGGCTGGTGTAGGTATAGTTGCTGATAACACAAATGAAGAATTAGATGTTAACGTAGATGATTCATCTATTGAAGTAAATGGTTCTAATGCACTACAAGTAAAAGATGGTGGTATTGATAACGATATGCTTGCTGGTTCAATTGGAGCTTCAAAATTAGCTGGTTCAATTGGAGATTCTAAATTAAGTCAATTAACTACTGCAGGTAAAGTTGCTTTATCAGCATTAGAAATAGATGGCGGTACTGATATCGGTGAAGCGCTAGTAGATGCTGATTTAATGATTGTTGATAATGGAGCAGGTGGTACTAACAGAAAAGCTACAATGAGTAGATTGGCAACTTATATGCAAGGTGCATTATCATTCTCAAGTGGTGATATCGAAGGTGTAACTGCTGGTTCGGGTATTACACAAGGTGGAACATCAGGTACTGTTGTAGTTGGTGTAGATTCAGGTTCATTAGCTGGTAGTGGTTTAGTTGCACCTGCAGGTGGAGCAATCAATGTAAATGTTGATGATTCAACAATTGAAATCAATTCAGATACAGTAAGAATTAAAGATGATGGTGTAACATACGCTAAAATCCAAAATGTATCGGCAACTAACAGAATCTTAGGTAGAGATTCATCAGGTGCAGGTGTAATTGAAGAAATAACACCAGCTAACCTTAGAACAATGTTAAACGTTGCAGATGGAGCAGCAGCAAACGTTGCTACTGATTTATCAGGAACAACAGCAGCAGCTCAACTTACAATTAATTCATCAACAGGTAATAACGTTGTAATCGCTGAAGCATCCGCTACAATCGCTGGTTTAATGAGTACAACTCACCACGATAAATTAGATGGTATAGCGACTGGTGCAGAAGTAAATGTTGCTACTAACCTTTCACAAACAACGGCAGCAGCTCAACTTACAATAGAATCTTCAACAGGTACGAATATCGTAGTTGCTGAAGCATCTGATAGTATTGCTGGTTTAATGAGTACTACTCATCACGATAAATTAGATGGTATTGAAGCTAGTGCAACCGCTGACCAAACAGCAATTGAGATTATTAATTTATTAAACTCTGATTTAGGTGGAGATAAACAAATTGGTACTCAAACAGATGATAAGATGACATTTGGTGGTAGTGTGACAGTAACTGGTGATTTACAGGTAAATGGAACAACTACAACTGTTGATTCTACAACTGTAAACATTGGTGATAATATCTTAGAATTGAACTACGCTGGAACAGCCGCTGATGCTGGTATCTTAGTAAAAGATGCAGTTGGTGGAGCTAACGTAAGTGGTTCTTTACTATGGGATGCATCTGCAGATTATTGGATTGCTGGAGCATTAGGTTCAGAAGGAAGAGTAATTGTAGGTAATGGTACTGATACCGCTGGTAAGATAACTAAATTCTCAGCAGATGGTGTAATTACTGATTCCATACTTTCAGAAAGTGGTACAACATTAACAATTTCAAATGATGTAATAGTTAGTGGATTAACTGCTTCTCAATTAGTAGTAACTAATGGTTCAAAACAATTAACATCTTCAACTGATATTTCAGCACTAACGTTAACGTTAGATGGAGGAGAATTTTAATTAAGTTCTTGAAATTTACTTAATAACTAAAGAGTCCCCTATTTATATAGGGGATTTTTTTTGGTTAATTTATAAATGGTATATTTATTACTATAACAACTTATAGGGGTTTCAGATTAGATGGCGATATTAATATTCAAACAAGGATTAGATAGTGAAACGGGTTCGTTAGCATACGCTGAACCAATATTTCACACACCTTCGAATACTTTAGTAATAAGTGGTTCGGATAGTAGGACGTATAGACTAGCTTTAGTAGATAAAATAAATACGGGTTCAATTCACACAACTGGTGATTTTAGTGGCTCGAATTTATTATTAGATGGTAACGCTACAATACGTGGTAACATCACTATGGGAGGAAGTGGATTAGACTTCGGTGATGCATCAGATGATAACATAGTATTCAAAGCAGATATCAGCTCTTCAATAATTCCCGATTCAAACAATAGTTTCAACTTAGGTTCAGATGCACAACGATGGAATGATTTATACATTAGTGGAGCAATATCCGCTAGTGGAGGTCATTTTGATTTCGATTCAGATTCATTTATTGATTTAAATGCAGCTAGTAGATTCGATGTAGATGCTGGTGGAGTACTAAGTTTGGATTCTACAAACTCGATTACAATAGGTACTGCACAAGACGTACCAATCAATATAGATGCTACTACCTTTGATGTAGATGCTAGTTCAACTTTAACTTTAGATGCAACTCGATTTAATATTGGGCACGTTGGGGATTCTCCAATGGATGTTGAAGTTTCTACTTTAAATATAGGAGCTAGTGGATACCTACATTTATCATCATCAGCTACTTTAGATGTAGATGCTAGTGGAGCAATAACAATTAACGGAGAATCAACTACTTCAATTTCATCATCAGGTGCATTGAGTATTGACTCCGAAACAGGAATTAATATCGGTACTACAACCGATAAACCAATCGATGTAGATTCATCAACTTTAGATATAGATGCAAGTGGTGCAATCACTATTAGTGGTAGTGGTGTATTTGATGTAAACGCTGCTGGAGCATTAACATTAGATTCAGATACATCGATTTCTATCGGTACAGATAAAGATAAACCAATTGATATAGATGCAAGTACATTTGATGTAGATGCTAGTGGAGCAGTAACTGTAGATTCAACATCAACAATTTCATTAGATGGTGTTGGTAACTCAAACTTTACAATTGATAGTGGTAACCTTACAATTAATAATACCACAAGTGGTGATATGACTTTACAATCAGCTGGAGCAATTGATATTGATGCTGATGGTGGTAAAATTAATATAGATGGTAGTGCTGGTATTCAAATTGGCGCAGAAACGGATGTAGCGATTGATATTGATTCATCAACTTTAGATATAGATTCAAGTGGAGCAATCACAATAAATGGTGAAAGTACAACCGCTATTTCTTCATCAGGCGCTTTAAGTATAGATTCTGAAACAGGAATAAACATTGGTACAACTACAGATAAGCCAATTGATATAGATGCTAGTACTATGACTATAGATACCAGCGCTGAGTTAGATGTACGAGCTCTTGAATTAGATATAGATGTTACTCAAGCAATAAAAATAGATGGTACATCTACTTTATCTATTGATGTAGATGGAGCAACGAACATAAACACATCTGTTGGAGATATTTCAATAGATTCAGAAGCTGGTTCAATCTTAGTAGATGGTCACACTGGAGTAGAAGTAACATCCACAAATAGTGGAAATGTTACAATTGATGGTAAGGCAGGTGTAAAGATACAAGAAGATGGAACTGATGTAATTGCAGTAGATACAAATAGAGATGTATTATTTTCACAAACTGGTGGTTCTGAATCAGACCCAGATGTACAAATAGATGGATACTTTAAAGCTAGTGAAGCTTCTACTTTAGTTGGAGCAGTAACTGCTTCCTCAACAATATCCGCAAGTGCTGATATAACAACAACAGGTTTAAATGCTGGTAATATCAATGTTGGTATTACGGGTGATAACGAAATTGATACCGATAGTGGAAATCTAACTATAGATTCAGCTGGAGGTACTGTTACCATTGATGATAATACAATTATTACTGGTGACTTAACAGTGAATGGAACTAGAACATTTACAAACACAGCTACATTAGATGTAGCAGATAATATTATAAACATTAACTATGGAGGTTCATCTGTATTAGCTGGACTTTACGCTAATGATGTAACTGCACCAAATGTATTATCAGGTTCAATCCTTTGGAATGGAACAACTGATAGATGGATTGCTGGGCAAAGTGGTTCAGAACAAACTCTATTATTAAATAATGGTGATTCTATAATTAGTGGTAGTGGTGTAAATAACCAAATCACAACATTTACAGCTACACATGGAGTAGATTCATCAGCAAACTTAACATTTGATGGTTCAGTTCTAAGGGTAACTGGTGAACAACAAATAACACACAATCTTAGTGGTTCAAAGTCAGCTTCATTCTCTGATTTAATTATTACTGATGATGCAAGTATAGCATCTTTAACTGTAACTGATTTAACTGATAATAGAATTGTACTTGCTGGTGGTGGTGGTGAATTACAAGATTCATCAAGACTTACATTTGATGAGACCACTCTATACGTTAATGGAAATCAAAACATTGAAGGTGATTTAAGTGGTTCATTAAGTGGTTCATTTAAAAATGTAAATGTAGCTGATAATCTAACTGTAGATGGTGTAGTAAGAGCTGAACAATTAAATGTAACAAGTAGTGAAAATGTATTAGCAACTTTCATTTCAACAGATGCAGCCGCTAAGATAGTTCTAAAAGATGTAGATGGAGAAGGAGCTAGATTATCTTATATAGGAAGTAGTGATACTGTTGGTTTAGGTCAAAGTAATACTCATAACCAAATGGCTATTCACATTGATAACAATGAAAGAGTAGCGATTGGTAGTAATCATACAATCCCTAATGCAGTATTAGATGTTAGTGGAAGTTTGATAGTAAGTGGAACTTTAGAAACAACTGGTGATTTTGCTGGAGTAAGTGGTTCATTTAAAGCTCTTAAAGTAACCGATTTAGGTGATAATGATGTAGTATTTGTTGGACCAAATGGAGAATTAGAAGGTGATGGGAATTTAAGATGGAATGGTTTAGGTTTAGCAGTTACAGGAGAAATAAGTGCTACAACCAGTGGTTCATTCGCTGATTTAAGTGTATCAGATGATGCAAAAATCGCATCTCTTACTGTAACTGATTTAACAAGTGGTAGAGTAGTATTTGTAGGTGGAGGTGGAGAATTAGTAGATTCTGGTGACCTAACATGGAATGGTACTACTTTAATAGCTTCAGGTCATATTGATGCTCAAGGTAGTGTTATTGCAACTTCAATCACAGGTTCTATTGCTTCAACAAACGGAGTAGTATCGGGCTCATCTCAAGTAGATTATTCTGCGTTAAGTGGAATAAATAATAATATAGTTTCAGCATCAACTGATACTAATCAAGTTGATATGATTATTAACGATGGTAGTATATCAGCAAATTTAAAAGGTAATGTAATAAGTGGTTCGGCTCAGATTACCGCATTGGGATTTGTATCATCAAGTATTGGAGATACACTTCAGCAAGTAACAACCGCAGGAGCTACAACAGATGTTGCAACCACATTCTCAAATGCAACTGATTCAACATCTAAAACTACTGGAGCATTGGTTGTTGGTGGTGGTGTTGGTATAAATAATACATTAAATGTAGGTGGTGATGTGATAGCATTCGCATCATCCGATAAAAGATTAAAAGATAATATTAAACCAATCGAAGGAGCTTTAGATAAAGTTTCTAAAATAAGTGGTAACACTTTCGATTGGAACGAAGAAAAACAAAATACTTATAAAGGTAAGGATTATGGGGTAATCGCTCAGGAAATCAAAGATGTGATGCCAGAACTTGTAGATACAAGAGATAATGGATACCTTGCAGTAAAATATGATAAAATTGTTCCTTTACTGATTGAATCAATTAAAGAATTGAAAAAAGAAATTGAGGAGCTAAAATCTAAATAGAATTTTAGTTTATTATGGCACAGACAATAAAGTTAAAACGTTCATCAACTGAGGGTAAAATCCCCACTACTTCACAACTTGCTTTAGGGGAAATTGCTATCAACACATTTGATGGTAGAATATTCTTTGAAAAGAACGATGGCTCTGCTACTATAGAACAAATTCTAACTACCGATTCCATAACAACGGGTTCGATTACAATTACAGGAAGTTTACAAACCGATAATATAACAATTGATAACGCTACAATTAGTAGTGATTTAGATATAACTTTAGATTCAGCTGGAGATATCATTTTCGATGCAGATGCTACAGATATCATATTAAAAGATGGTGGAACTGAATTTGGTAGATTTAAAAGAGATAGTTCTAATTTTGTAATAAAATCTGCTACCAGTGATAAAGATATTATATTCAAAGGAGTTGATAATAGTTCTACTATATCAGCTCTTACATTAAATATGTCTGAAGCAGGTGCTGCTACTTTTCATGGTGGTATAGCAGAAGCTGGAACTATTAGTGAGGGAACGTGGAACGCAGATGTAATAGCATCAGCTTACTTAGATGCAGATACGGCACATTTGAGTGGTACACAAACATTTAGTGGAGCAAAAACATTTAGTGCTGGTATTACAGATGCAGGAACAATAGCTGCTGGTACTTGGAATGGTACTGCAATCGCATCGGCTTACTTAGATTCAGATACAGCACACCTAAGTGGAACACAAACATTTAGTGGAGCTAAAACATTTAGTAGTCCCGTATCAGTAACCAATGGTACACACATAGGTCTTACTATTGTAGGTTCAGGTACTAGCCATACACAAGGTGCTATTGCTCTTAAAAGTTCAACTTCAGATACTCCAGAGGCTAGAGGTCAGGGTGTATTTATGTTTAATGAGGGTGATGATTCTACTTTTTATATGGGAACTCAATACCAAGATGCTGATACATGGCAAATTGGTAGAGCTACGGGAACATCTATAAACACCGAAGCTGCAGAATCAGGTAATGCATTTTTAAAAATTAGTAATGCAGGTGTAGTGACTGTTGATGCATCAACTCAATCAACAAGTAAAACGACTGGTGCACTTCTAGTAGATGGTGGTGTTGGTATCGCAAAAACACTTAATGTTGGTGAAGATGTTGTAGCATACGCTTCTTCAGATGAGAGATATAAGGATTTAATCACACCAATTGAGAATCCAAATGAAAAAATTAAATTACTAAGTGGTAACACATTCGTATGGAATGATAAGCACGAAGTATTCAAAGGTAAAAAAGATATCGGTGTAATTGCACAAGAGGTAGAAAAAGTTTTACCAGAGATTGTAGAAACAAGAGATAACGGATACAAAGCCGTAAAATACGAAAAGATAGTAGCTCTACTTATAGAATCAAATAAAGAACTTCTTAAAAGAGTAGAAGAGTTAGAATCAAAAATCAAATAAATGTACGATGTTTATTACACAACTGGTGGTGGTCCTTGGGTCAACGCTGGAACTGATATGTGGGTAAATGATTTCTTAGAAAATATAGTACCACATTTAAAAGTAAGACCAGTTTTACTGATTCATAGAACAAAACCCAACGGATTTGAGGATTTTGAATTTCCAATAGAAACTCATTGGCAGGGAGATAATGTTGGTGAATTTGAAAGAATTTGTGATGGAGCTAGAAGAATCAATATATTACATGGACATTATACTCCAATGAAAGCTATAGTAAACAATAAAAATAAAATACATTCTAATGTATTACATAACTCAGTAGACCATATTTTGAAATCACAAGTAGGTACAGATGCAGGAGTAGGTTGGCATCCTTGGTTAGATTCAAAGTGGGAAAAAGACGTAAACGATTGGGCAACTCATTCTATATGGGTTGGTTTATTTGATATTTTAATTAAAAATAAGAAAATACCTAATTATTATGAATTTAAACATAATTTACCTTTGAGTAAATCAAATGGATTAGGATATGCTGCTAGATGTGAGGGAAGAAAAAACCCACATTACTTAGAAAATCTAAAATGTTTTATTTTTACTAATTCTTTTGAGTTTAACGCTTTTTGGAAAAATGCAGTTAAGTTAAATTATGATAAAGCAAGGATTTATCATTACTATGGTAACTTTAAAGATAAGTTTTATAATATGGATTGGGGAATATCCCATTCAGCATTCACTTCAGAACCATTTGGTTATGGAATATTTGAATCAGTAGATAGAGGAAAACTACCAATTTTACATGAAACTTGGTGTAAAGATTTCGAATATCCATACAGAGTTTCAAATAAAAAACAATTTAATGATATTTATAATCACATTGTAAGTGAATCATATGAGGTAAAGTGTAATTGGTTTGAAAAACTAAAAAACTATATGGTTACTAATTATTCAGATAAAAAACAATGGATTAATTCATTATTAGATATTTATAACATATAGGGATATAATATGGCAACAGTTAATAGTGGAAATACACTAAGTTTAAATAATTTAGCAGCAGCTACAGATGAAAGTACCAAATCTTTAGGTAGTTGTGCTGGTAGTACGGCAACTCCCATTTCAATGTCAGCTTTTGCTATTGATTCAGTTGGTTCACTTAGTGGATTTACATATGTTGTTGAAAGTACTGCTGAAGATTATGTATTAGGATTTACTAATCCTGGTGGTAGATTTGAAAAAATATCCCAACAAAAGAAAAACTTTGATTGGTCCGTAACAAAAAATGGTGGAGGAACTTCACTATTTTCATCAGCATCTTATTCACAAGCAGCAGCTGGTAGTGGTTCAATAACACTAACTGCTGGAGATATGGCAAATTCAGGAGTATTAATAGGAGCTACTGCTCATACATTAGGAGTAACATTTGCAGATGGATATAATGACCATATTGATGTAGCAGGTGGATATAACGTTGAAATGACAAAAACAATATATTCGGTAGATTCTTATGATGGTAACGCAGCTGCACTTTGTTTAGTATCTGATTCACCTATAATGAAAGCTGATGGAACAATTGTAGAAGTTGGTGATTTAAGTGCTGGTGATGTGTTGAGTGGATACTCACTAAGTGGATTATCGGAAGATTCTGATAGTAACTTCTTAGAGTGGGAATCTGATTCATTGGGAGAAACTCAAAAAAATGTAACTGTAGTGAATGTAACATATTCATTCAGTAATAAGATATATAATATAAATGATGGTGAAATAAAGGGTACATCAGAACACCCAATGTTAGTAAAAGATGCATCATCTGGAAAATATAAATTTAAAGAATTAGTAAGATTAGAAATTGGTGATAAACTCATAAAAGAAGTAGATTCGGTATTAACCGAAGTTGAAATAGTATCAATTATAATTGAAGCAGCTGATGTAGAAATAGTTTCTTTAGATGTAGAAGCACAAGATACATATTTAGTAAATGGATATGTAACTCACAATAAAGGAGGAAATTCACATACAGATTTAGCTGCACCTGATGTACCAACTGATATAGCATGGAACAATAGTACTAAAACATTAAGTTGGACAGCTCCATCTTCAGTAGGTACTACTGGAATTACAGCATATAATTGGGAGATAAATACCAATAGTGGATTTGGGGCAGCTGGACAGGTAGCAGTTCAAAATCAATGGAGTACTACTACAATAGCTGTACCATCTATAGTTACTTTAAATAATGGAACTGAGTATTATTTTAGAGTACAAGCAATTGACCAAGGGTTGCCGGGAACATACGGAACTTTAACATTTACACCAGGCGCATAATAAAAATTATGTTTTGTAAAAAATATGATATTTATATATACAACAAATAATGTTACATTAATAAAGAATTATGGCAAAGAAAACAGACGAAGTTAAGTTTACACAAGAAGAATTGGATTCTATCCAAAATATAAGAACAGAGGCCTCTCAAATATTTTTTAGTTTGGGTCAATTACATATCGAAAGAAGAAATGTTAATGAAGGGCTTGATATAAGAGAAGAGCAGATTGAAGAGAAGCATGATGCATTGGTTTCGAAAGAAAAAGAGTTGTATGAAAAGTTAAACACAAAGTATGGGGATGGAACTTTTGACCCAGTGAGTGGAACTTTTATACCAAATGAAAAGAAATAATTATCTTTTTGAATTATTAACTAATACTTATATGTGTATAATATTACATTATCACTAAAGGAGAAAAAAAAATGGCAGAAAAAATCGTATCACCGGGAGTATTTACAAGAGAGAATGACTTATCATTCATTTCCCAAGGAATTGGTGAAATTGGTGCAGTTGTTATAGGACCTTTCCATAAAGGACCTGCATATGTACCAACCATCGTAAATACCCAATCAGAATTTGAAGAAATATTCGGTACACCTGATGGAACTTACTATACAGGATATACCGTACAAAATTATTTAAGAGAAGCAGGAACAGTAACAATTGTGAAAACTGGTCACGTTGGAGGATATACTCAAGTAGACCCAATCGGAATTGTAGTATCTGGTTCAAAACATGTTGGAGGAGTATCAGGAAGTGCTGGAGCTAGACAATTAGTAGGAGTTCTACATGCAACTGAAAATGGAACAGAAGATACTGGATTCCCTGTAGCAAGTAACTCAATTGAGTGTCAAGTCTCATCATCAACATTTAATATAAGTGGTTCAGAAGTAGGAACATCTGTATCAGCATCTATCATACCATCATCTGGTAGTGATATTTCTGATGTATTTGGTGAATCACCACTAGGAGGTAAAAAAGTATATGCATACAAATACTTCGAAAAAGCAGCAACAGACCAAGCAGGGTTCTTCGCAGCTAGTGGTTCATCTGTAGAGTTCGTTTCTTTAGCAGACCAAGATTTTGCATTTAATGAGCAAAGAGCAACGACACCATATATTAAATCACAACTTATATCTGGAGATAGACACAATCTATTTAGATTTCACACTTTAGGACATGGTACTGATACGAACCAAGCCGTAAAGATATCTATCTTTAATGTAAAAGCAGCTGGTTCAACAGCAGCTACAGATTACGCAACATTCTCAATTGCAGTAAGAAAGTTTAGTGATACAGATAAAAGAAAGAATGTATTAGAAACATTCAATAATCTAAATTTAGACCCAGCTTCACCTAATTACATTAAGAAAGTAATCGGTGATAGAGTTATCTCTATAGATGCAAATGGGAAAATGACTGAAACAGGTGATTATGTGAACAACTCTAAACACATCTATGTAGAATGTGTTGAAGAAGGTTCATTCCCAATATCAGCAGCACCATTTGGACACGCTGAGTATCTAAATCCTGTAGCTGTAAGTGGAGATGCAACTGGTTCAGAAAATGATATAGTTCCAGCGGCAACATTCAGAACAAACTCTGATAGTAATACTGCTAGTTCTAAATTGAACTTTGCTGGTATCGATGTAGAAACAGCAACAACTAAAATAGATAACAACAATTACTTAGCACCGATTCCAAATAACTCTGGAACAGGTTCAAACTCAATATTCGCATTTGATTCAACACTTTCTTATGAAATGACTGGTTCAGCTGCAGTAGATATCGCTAAGAGACAATTTACTATCGGATTCCAAAGTGGATTTGATGGTTGTTCACCAACGACTAGAAAACAATTAGGTTCAAATATTTCATCTGGAAATTCGCAAGGATATGATTTATCATCTTCTACTGCTAGTGGTTCAATTGCATATGTTAAAGCAATTAACGCAATTTCTAACCCTGATGATTTTGATATCAACTTAGTAGCTACACCAGGTGTTGTAAGAAGATTACACTCTTATGTATTTGGTAAAGTAGTAGATATGGTAGAAGCTAGACAAGATGCATTCTTTATTGGAGATGTAACTTCAGTAAACGATACTATATCACAAGCTACAACACAAGCTGAAGCAGTTGATTCAAACTACGCTGGTGTTTATTACCCTTGGGTTAAAACAATTGATGTTAATACAAATAAATTAACAGCAGTTCCACCATCAGTATTGATGCCAGGTATATTCGCAGCTAACGATAGGTTGGCAGCTGAATGGTTCGCACCTGCTGGTTTAAATAGAGGTGGTATCGTAGGAGCAGTTTCTGTATTAAACAGATTAACGCACGCTGAAAGAGATACACTTTATGAAAGTAAAGTAAATCCAATCGCTTCATTCCCTGGCGAAGGTATTGTAGCATTTGGACAAAAGACATTGCAAGATAAAGCATCCGCTTTAGATAGAATCAATGTTAGAAGATTATTAATCAAAGTAAAAAAGTTTGTGGCTAGTACATCTCGTTATTTAGTATTTGAGCAAAACACCGCTCAAACTCGTAACAGATTTATTAACACTGTACAACCTTATTTAGAAGGTGTACAACAAAGACAAGGGTTATACGCATTCAAAGTAGTAATGGACGAAAGTAATAATACTCCTGATGTTATCGATAGAAATATCTTAGCAGGACAAATATTCTTACAACCTACGAAAACGGCTGAATTCATAGTAATAGACTTTAACATATTACCAACTGGAGCATCGTTCTCGGCATAATTTTGAAAAAAAGAAATTTATATATTTATTAGTATAATAAAGGAGAAAACAAAATGGCAGAAGTATTAGAATTCAACGAAATGTTTTATACCAACTTTGAACCGAAGATGAAAAATAGGTTCATCATGAACATTGATGGTATAGATTCATATTTAATAAAAACGGCTAACAGACCTACGATTTCATTCGAACCCGTAACTTTAGACCATATCAATGTAAAAAGAAAGCTTAAAGGAAAAGGTGAGTGGCAAGATGTAGAGATTACTATGTATGACCCAATCGTACCTTCAGGAGCACAACAAGTAATGGAATGGGTGAGAACATCACATGAATCCCTTACTGGTAGAGATGGATACGCAGATTTCTATAAGAAAGATGTAAACTTCTTTATGTTAGGACCTGTAGGTGATAAGATTGAACAATGGACTCTTAAAGGTGCATTTATTACATCAGCAGCATTCAATGACTTAGATTGGGCTTCTAATGACCCAGCTGAGATTACATTAACGTTATCTTACGATTACGCAATATTAGAATTCTAAAATATACTTTAAATATACTTTGATTTAAAAGGTTCTCTTAGTGAGAACCTTTTTTTTTTCTACTTTTTTAACTTTTATATATTTATATACAAACAAATAAGAGTTATTTATTATGGCAGAAAAGAAAACGTATGATTTCCCAACGGAAGTAATCAGTTTACCTTCAGAGGGTAAAGGTTATCCAACCGATAGTCCACTTTCAAAAGGTGAGATAGAAATCAAATATATGACAGCGAGAGAAGAAGAAATACTATCTTCTCAGAACTTAATCAAAAAAGGTGTAGTATTGGATATGTTATTTGAATCAATTATAGCTGATTCATCTATTAATCCAGATGATATCTTAATTGGTGATAAGAACGCAATTGTATTAGCAACAAGAGTATTAGGATATGGTGCACAATATAATGTTGAACTTCCATCAGAGGATGGTGGTACAGATAAAGTATCTATTGATTTATCAAAAGTAGAAACAAACGGAGTAGATGCATCTAAACTAAATAGTAAAAACGAATATAACTTTGTAACACCAATAGGTAAAAACAAAATCGTTTTTAAATTACTATCACATGGTGATGAAAAAAAGATTGATGCTGATGTAAAAGCTATGACTAGATTAAATAAAGGTGGTGTAACTCCAGAACTAACTACTAGATATCGTTATATGATTAAATCTATAGATGGTAAAGAAGATACTAAATCTATAGTTGATTTTATCAGTAATAAGTTCTTAGCAAGAGATACACGAGAATTCAGGAATCATATTAAAGGCATCCAACCTGATATGAAGATGGAATTTGAGTACGATAACCCTATAAGTGGAGAAAGGGAGGTAACTCCTATACCCATGGGGGTTGGGTTTTTTTGGCCTTCCGAGTAACTACTCATCTGTACTACATAATCAAATCTTTGAGATGTGTTACTATGGAAATGGTTATACATTTAAAGATGTATATAAGATGCCTGTACACATTCGAATGTTCCACTTTAAAAAGTTAGTGGATGCTAAAAAAGGTGAAAAGAAACAACAAGAAGACTCGATGAAAAAAACATCAACCCGAAAACCAAATGTAAGAGTGAGGAAATAATTCCTCACTTTTTTTTTATACTATATTTATATAAGAATTAAACTAC